ACCTTGGAAAATTTAGAAACGGTCATGGATAGCATCTCCAAAGCCCTCATGGAAGCCATGCCCCAGGATGAAGCCGCCGCTATTCAGGAGGTTGTCCCTGCCGACCCTCATTAAAGGCATTGTGGGATTCCTTTGCCGATGCGGCCTCCCCCGATACAGAAGAAAATCTGGACTGGGTGACGCTGTACTACATTGGCACAATAATTCTCCACATGCCTGAAAGCACCTTTTGGCGCTGCACGCTTCGCAAGCTGCAAGCGCTTTTTTCATTGCATTGCCGGATGCAGTCCACCATGGGCGCATCCCGGCGTGAACCTTGATAAACAAAGGTGGTGATGTCCGTGGCAAAGGAATTGGGTGACCTGATTGTCCGCCTGTCTCTGGATTCCTCAAAGTTCGATGATGCCCTTTCCCGCTTTGAGTCCCAGATGACCAAGGTGCAAAAGCAGTTCCAGTCCTCTACCACCGGGCTCACCGATTTTGACAAGGTTACAGAGAAGCTGAGATCATCAGCTGATACGCTGTCGGAGCGCCTTGGCCTGCAAAAGGAAAAGGTCGCTCAACTGGAAAAGGCATATGAAGCCTCGAAGACAGCCAAAGGCGAGGACGCGGAAGAAACCCAGCGCCTGGCACAAAAGCTGACGGAAGCGAAGGAGAAGGTAACCCAAACCGAACAGGCCTTAAAGCTGGTTAATGAGCAAATCAAGCTGAACCAGAATGGCTGGTATCAACTGGGCGTCAATCTTGACAATGTGGGGTCCAGGCTGCAAAGCATCGGTGGGAAGATCTCTGAGGCCGGAACCTCCATGAGCATGAAGATCACCGCGCCTGTGATGGCATTGGGTACTGCCTGCGTCAAGACCTTTACCGATTTTGATGATTCCATGCGTCAGGTACAGGCCACCATGGAAGCCAGTGAAGCGGACATGGTCAAGCTGACTGCCGCTGCCAAGGAAATGGGCGCCACAACACCTTTCTCTGCATCCCAGGCAGCGGAAGCATTGAATTATCTGGCCGCAGCCGGATATACTGCAGACCAATCCATTCAGGCCCTACCCCAGGTCCTTTCATTGGCTTCAGCCGGCGGGCTAGATTTAGCCTATGCATCCGATTTAGTCACTGATAACATGTCCGCCTTGGGGCTGGAGATGAATCAGCTTGGTACCTTTACGGATCAAATGGCTGTGGCTGCTCAAAAGTCGAACTCCAATATAGCGCAGTTGGGTGAAGCAATATTGACAGTAGGCGGTACCGCCAAAACCTTGTCCGGCGGTGTGGTCGAAATGAACACGGTACTGGGCATCCTGGCGGACAACGGCATCAAGGGAGCGGAAGGCGGAACAGCCCTTCGGAACATGATCTTATCGTTGTCAGCCCCTACGGACGTCGCTGCCAAGAAGATGAAAAAGCTAGGGCTAAATGCCTTTGATGCCAACGGCAACATGCGGCCCATGAACGAGATTTTCAAGGACCTGAATGGCATCCTGGGCACCATGTCCCAGGAAAAGCGCACAGAAGTACTAAGCACCATCTTCAACAAGGTGGACCTGAAATCAGCCACTGCGCTCCTCGCCAACTGCGGGGAGCGTTTTGATGAGCTCTCCGGATATATTGCGGATAGTGACGGTGCTGCCCAGCTTATGGCGCAGACCATGGAAGGTGGAATCGGCGGTACCTTCCGTAACCTGGAATCTGCCGTTGAGGGTTTGGCCATCGCTTTTGGGGAGCGGCTAGCCCCTCACATCAAGGCCATTGCGGATAAGATCACGGAATTAACCGCCAAATTCATGAATCTGTCTCCCGAAGCACAGGACATGATCATCCGGCTGGCCGCCATGGCAGCTGCTGCCGGACCTGTACTGTTTGTGGTGGGCAAGCTGACTTCCGGCGTTGGCCATTTTCCACACCCTGTACACTACCAACGAGGAATTCAGGGCGAAGATGGATGCCCTGTGGGCACAGATCACGGCAGCCTTTGAAAATGTCCGGGCGGTGTTTGCCAATACCTTTGAGCAGCTCAAGGCTGGCATGGAACCGGTGAAAGCAAGCCTGGGCAGCTTATGGCAGACCGTACAGGAGGTATTCACCCTGCTATGGGAACTCCTCGAACCGATCATCACCAGCATCGGTGTACTGATCGGCGGTTTGGTAGCGGTGGTAGTCAGCTGTGCCAACGGTATTCTGAATGCCATTAGCCCCATGGTAGACGCAGTGGTCAATGGATTAGATTTCATCATGAACTTGTTCAGCGCTCTCATTGCGCTTTTACAGGGCGATTTTGCCGGAGCCTGGGAGTCCCTGAAAGCTGCATTTGCCTCTCTTTGGACAGTCGTACAGGATGTGTTCACCGCCATTGGCAACTTCTTTACTGGATTCTGGGAATCGATCTGCACCATTGCTCAAAACTTCGGCATTGACCTGAGTGCCATCTTCTCCGGCCTGTGGGAAGGAATCAAAACAGCGGCAGCTACCGCCTGGACTGGCTTCTCCACCTGGGCCAGTGAAGCCTGGAACAGCATTTGCACCACAGCACAGACCATATGGAATACGCTGACAGGATTCTTTTCAGGATTGTGGGAAGGTATATCCACGACCGCGTCTGATGCCTGGGATGGTATTTGTGTTTCCATATCTGAACTATGGAACGGCATGACTACAACAGCCTCCACCGCATGGAATACTGTCTGCACCAATGTAACCAATGCTGTCAATACGGGCAAGGCATGGATCTCCACGGCTTGGGAGAATGTGAAATCAGCAGTTACCGGTATATGGGATGCAGTGAAAACAACCGCCACCACCGCCTGGGATACTGTATGCTCCAATGTGAAAGGCGCTGTGGATGGTGCAAAATCCAGCATCCAATCTGCCTGGAGTACAATCTCTACCGGGATCTCCACAGCATGGGATTCTTTCAAAACGACTGCTTCTACCGCATGGGGCGGCATTGCCGGTGGCGTGAAAAAAGCCATTGAAGATGCAAAGTCCGGCATTGTTACTGCCTGGGATACCATTAAGACCGGGGTCAAAGATACCTGGGATGGCATCACCTGCATTTTCAAAGACCCAATTAATGCCGCGAGCGCATGGCTTACTGAAAAGGTGGAATGGTTCAAAAACTTGTTCAACTTTGAATGGAAGCTTCCAGAGTTCAAACTGCCCAAGATTGACGTCAAGTGGAATGAAATTGGCTGGGGCATTTCCATCCCGTCCCTATCACTTAACTGGAATGCCCTAGGCGGTATCTTCAATAAACCTACCATCTTCAATACATCTGCTGGATTACAGGGGGTTGGAGAAGCCGGGCCAGAAGCCATCCTTCCACTGAATACACTTTGGGAGGAAATGTCCCAGCGGCTCAAGCAGGGAATGCGGGAGATTATGATTGAGGCTGAACGCACACAAAATACTCGTGAAGAAATGCTGATGAACTTAATATCCGCTGCTATCCGAGAAAACGGCGCTGCAAATAGAGCAGCACACCCTGTTCAGGTGACGCAAAACATCTATGCAAAGGAAACCAGCTATGTGGCCCAGCAGCGGGAGGCGGCTCGCAATTTCCGGCAGATCGCTCGCGCCATGGGACAATGATTTTTTGTCTTGTTTCATTCAATAGATAGCGTTACAATGATTACACTCATCTTTGGACAAGTCATGATACCCAACATCGACAGATCGTCATGTGGGTTGGGAGGCTTTCTTAAAGATCTTGTGTCCAGAGCATTTTTCAAGGAGAAGAAATCATGTTACTATCTATTTTACAGATGGCTCTTCCGGTCTTGATCACCTTTGGTTTGGGTTACCTGTGTAAACGCAAGAAAATATTCGGCACTGAAGGCCTTGCTGGATTGAAGTCTGTTGTAGGGAATGTGACGCTGCCTGCCGTATTGTTCTTCGCGTTTTTCACCGCCGAGTATTCGGGTAAGATCGCGTTGACATTCGCAACGGTATTTCTCTCCTGCGTGATCGGGTTGGTACTGGGTTTTGTACTCCGTCGCTTTGTAAAACCATATGGAAAATTTCTGCCGTTTCTGGTGACCAACTTTGAGGGTGGTATGTTGGGATATGCGCTGTTTGGCCTTTTGTATACTGGACAGACGCATGTTTTTGCCATGGTGGATATCGGTCAGACATTCTGTGCCTTTACCGTTTTTCTTGCGACATTAAAAGCTACCGGCGGCGAAAAAGTGGATATCAAGGCATTGGGCAAAAACATGCTGCACAATGTGGTCTTTGTTTGTATCACATTGGGAGCAATATTGGGCATACTGGGTGTTGGCAAGTGGGTATTGTCATCTCCAGTGGGTGCGATTGTAAATGATGTGATACGGTTTATCGCAGCACCAACCAGCGCGCTCATCCTTATTATCGTAGGCTATGAGCTGAGCTTCGAAAAATCACTTCTCACTCCGGTGTTAAAGACCGTAGGCTTACGGCTTGCGGTCATGTATGCCTTGCTGACGGTTGGTGCGCTAATCGTTTTTAGTATCATCCCTTATGAAAAGCCGTTATTTGTTGCTATGCTGCTGGCTTATAGCATGCCTGCGCCATTCATTATTCCGCTATATGCTGATGTAACTGGTCATGGAGAATACATCTCCACCACCCTTTCTGTGCAGACACTACTCTCCATTGCGCTATTCATTGGCATTGCTGCATATTCGCTGTCATAATGGGGGGATGGTGGTATGACTAATTCATGCTACGCACCGCTTGCCCTAAAAAGACTTTTGAAAATATGATAGATTGATTCTGGCACATCAAGAAGCGCTCACTCCATAGTAAGCGCTTTTTTGATGTTCCATTTTGCAGTAGAGGGAGTTATGCCAATCGTCGAAGTCTTAACCTACACCAATTCTCTTGGTGAAAGCTTGGTGTTTTCCCATGCCTCCATGTATTGCAGCCAGACGGTAGAGGGCATCTCAGATGTAAGGAATACTATCTACAGCATCAACAGCATGGGCCAAGACGGTGATACATTTGTTGCCAACCGTTTGGAAAGCCGGGACATTGATATCTCGGGCTTCATCAGGGAACGTGATCCAGTAAAGCTTCGCGCCTATCGCCGAAAACTGGCCCGAATCCTCAATCCGCAACTGCCGGCCACATTGACATACACTTTCGGCAGCTTTACTCGTGTTATCTCCTGCCGCTCGGTGAACGCGCCGGTGATCACAAGGCCCGTCGGCTCCATCTATGCTTCCTTTGCCGTTCAACTGGTCTGTCTGAATCCCTTCTGGCGGGAGGTGGCGGAAAAGCGAGATGATATTGCCGCCTGGTTAGGTGCATTGGAGTTTCCAGTGGAGATATTGGATGGGGGAATGCAACTTGGGTTTCGACAGCCCAGCCTGATTGTCAATGTATATAACGGCGGCGACGTTCGGACAGGTATACGCATTGAGTTCCAGGCATTGGGGGATGTGGTCCGCCCTGTCATCACCCAGGTGAATACCCTGGCATTCATCCGGCTCAACATCACCCTTCAAGATGGGAATGTACTCACACTATCTACCGGGTATGGGGACAAATGGGCGAAGCTTTACCGGGATGGTGTTACAACAGATGCGCTTCGGTATGTCGATGTGGACAGTACCTTCCTGCAATTAGCTCCCGGTGACAATCTGATCCGATACGATGCAGAAGAGGGGCTGTCAAACTTGGAGGTATCTATCTTCCATAACAACCTGTACTTGGGGGTGTAATCATAGAACTTTATATCTACGACACCTCTTTGGAGTTGCTGGGGATCATCGATGAAATCAGCGCAATGATATGGACACGGCGGTACTGGGAATGCGGAGAATTCAGCCTGCTGGTTCCTATGACCCCGCGGCATACATCTCTCCTGCAAAACGGCCGGCTCATCGCCCGGAAGGATACGGATGAGATGGGCCAGGTGCGCTACCTTACCGTTACGAAAGACGAAAATGGCCTGGAACAGATCGAGGTGCAAGGGAGATTCCTTACCCATTGGATTGGGAATCGTCTATTGCTCAGTAGCATTGTTTCTACATTACCTACGCATGATCTATTGGTTCGAATCGTTCTCGAAAACCTGATCGCACCTGCTGATCCGCGCAGGGTCGTGCCGAACCTCTTTTTGGCTGACATGTCCGGCCTTTCTTCGGAAACAGTGGCGTGTGCTTGCAATGCATATAGCAATGCCCTGGACACCTGCTCTGAACGGGCAAAGCTGGCTAAGCTGGGTTTCAAGATCATCACCGACCTTAAGCAAAAGAAACATTTCTTCAGGGTTTATAAAGGTTTCGATCGTGCGGCCGGGCAGACAGAAAACTCCATTTGCATCTTCTCTCCGGATTTCGATAACGTCCTATCCCAGGAATATACCCACAGTATAGAAAACGTAGCAACGGCAGCGTATGTGGGCGGCGAAGAAACTGAAGGGGAAGCCCGGCAAGTGGTGGAGGTATCAGATGTTGCACATGCCGGCCTTGATCGTATCGAGTACTTCGATGAATCTTCCAGCATCAGCCGGTCCTACATGGAGGACGGCGTTGAGCAGCATTTATCCTTGGAAGCATATCTAGCGCTTTTGACGGCCAGGGGTCATCAGGTGCTGGATCAGAAAACGGAGAGCATATCCTTCTCCAGCCACATTGACACGCATGCCAATCTGGTCTACAAAAAGGATTTTGATCTGGGTGACCGCGTAACCTGCGTGAACAAGCGCTGGGGTATTCGTATCGATTCTCGAATCACAGAAATCACCGAAAGCTATGAGAGCGGCAAGGAAGCATTGGAGGTCACTTTCGGCACATCCATTCCGAGCCTAATGAATGCTATGAAAGGAAGGTAGTCATGGAAAAGTCCAGCTTCTTTAATTCCGTAGGCGGTGATCGGAAATATGATGCTGCCGATTGGGCGGCATACTTTGCTTCCCTCATCGGAAATGGCGTATTTGGTTCTCCGGCAGATTGTCTGAAGGTGTTACCTGGGGAAAGCACCTCCCTTCGCATATCCGAAGGATCTGCTTGGATTAATGGATACTACTATGTTAACACCAGTGTTCTGCCCCTGGAGATGACCACACCGGATGGCATCCTTAACCGCATCGACCGGGTGGTCGTGCGATGGAGCCTGACAGAGCGGGCGATCACGGTAAAGATCAAGGCTGGTCCTCCCGGTTCCAATCCATCGGCACCGGTTCTTCAGCGCGATGCAGGAGTGTATGAGTTGGCTCTGGCAGATGTGTATGTACCTGCTGGTGCAGCCACAATTCTGGAAAGCAATATCACGGACCTGAGGGGAAACCCCTCCATGTGCGGTACAGTGTCGAGCATAGTTTCCGAGGCCCATGTGCATGAGGCAGCCACCCAAACAAAGGCTGGCTTTCTATCGGCTAATGATAAAAAGAATCTGGATACGGTGAATAGCCGAGTAAACCAGGATGTGAGTACTACAGCTAGCCCCACCTTCAAGGTTGTTACTGCTGAAAAGGTGATCGGAGCTGTTTATGCTTGATTCAATTTCCTTGTTTGTAAGGAGGTGACCGCGTGCCCACGGCCATATTTCAATCCGCTGCCTTGACTGGTAACTATACCATTACCAGCAACGGCAGCGGATATGTTTTTGCGCTTTCCCTGATTAGCGGCAGCTTGCCAAGCTCGAATATCTATATCACCTCTGCGTCCATGAATATCAGCCAGACCTATCAGTACTCCAAGATGCGGCTGGCGATAGCAAGAAATGAGAATACCGGCGCTGATCTATGTGCCGCCTTCACTACCTCCGGTAACAGCGCTTCCTCCAATGTGAACGAACAGCTGAACGTGGGGATGTACACGGATCTTTCTCTGTATGGCTCCAACCCGTTGAACGTCCGAATTCGTGGCGCAGGCAAAGGATCCTCCAGCAGCGATGGCAATGTCATGTCCCTGCGGGTCAATGCGTTGATCACGGTGACCATCAACTGGGAGTACAGCTATACAGCCTGCGGAGCACCGACAGCTGTTTCTGTGTCGGCCACCAATGTAGCACCCGGCGCTGGTGTGACATTGTCTTGGTCGGGAGCATATGCCGGTATCAGCAACGGAATCACAGGATATCAAATCTATCGGTCAGACAGCCCTAGCGGCAGTTACAGTCATATTGCTACGGTTTCCACTTCTGCCGGCTCCGGTTCCACAACCGTCACTGCACCTGGGGGCAATGGCAGTTCCTACTATTACAAAGTGCTCACCCTAGGAAGCGTCGCCGGGTACAATTCCGGGCTCTCCTCTGCCTACGCTGCTCTGACATGTTCTTATTCCGCGCCTTCCGCGCCAAGCACGGTAACCATTGATGGAAGCACAACCGCCTATGCAGCTGCCGGCACGAATGTGACCATGGCATGGTCAGGTGCAGGTGCTGGTACCAATAATCCCATCACGGGATACCACATCTACCGGGATGGTGCCTACTATGCAGCCACCACTGGCACCAGCTATTCCGTTCCGGCCCATGGCACAGCCGGGAACGGCTACACCTATACGGTGTATACCCTAGGTACTTATGCCAACAGCGGCGTTTCTGTAGGACGCATTGTCTATACCTATGGAGCTCCTACAGCTCCGACTTCTGTAACGGTGTCCGATGGTAATCCGGATGCTGGCACGAACACTACTCTTTCCTGGTCAGGAGCCGGTGCAGGAAGCTATAATGCTATCGCTGGTTATCAGGTATACCGGGCTACCTCTGCCGGTGGAACATACTCCTACCTGGGGGAAGTAGCCTCCACCGTCACCAGCGGGAGCATGCAGGTAACATCTCATGCCACCATAGGCTCTGCCTACTACTACAAGGTATACACCATTGGTGCCAGGAGCAATAGCGCAATCAGCACCGTCTATGCCACTGTCACCTCCAAGGTTTACACTGCATGCTCTGCACCAACTGCCATTTCCCTTTCGGCTGTGCTGGCCAACGCGGGCACATCGGTCACCTTATCCTGGTCAGGCTCTGTTGCAGGTACAAACAATCCGGTATCGGGGTATGCCATCTACCGATCGACTACTGCTGGTGGGACATACATTCATCTCGGTACAGCTGCTTCCACCAGCTTTACTGTTACTGCGCATACCACGGAGGGCAGCAGTTACTATTACAAAGTGGCTGCACTTGGAACCAAAATCGGCTTTGACAGTGGCCTATCCGGCGTTTATACAACCCTGAAAACAAACAGTGCTCCTTCTTCGCCGGCAATTACCGCGCCTGTCGCTGGAAAAGCAATCATCAACAGCAGACCACGCATCCTCGTGACCATCGGGACGGATGCAGACGGCCATGCCCAAACACCATCCTTAGCCGGATATTCCGCTTCTTCTGTTGGCGCCTTAAGCCCTGGCAAGAAGGTGGTGATGCGACGAACCGCCACCCTAACGGAAGCGGGATCGCAAAGTATTGCTCTATCCACGACGGATACCTTGGGGTTGGCTTCGGGAGTTGTATCCCGGAGCTTTTCTTATGCCTCTGCTATCTGGACAGATGCTTCCTTGCTGGCAAATGCTACGCCTATCAAGGCGATGCACATGCAGGAGTTGCGCAATGCCGTGGATCAGGTGCGAGCCTATTATGG